CAGACGCGCCGAAATAGCTTGTATTGTTCAGGTCATGGATGTACTGTGCCACCTGATCTTCATCCCATGTGCCATTGGTGATCTTGGTCTTGATGATCTCGCGCGCAGACGCGGCGCTGCCGGTCAGCGACGCGCCGGGTTCGAGGCTCGCGGTATAGTCGCTGTAGTATGTGGGATAATACCCGGCCAAATTCTTCGACTCGGTCGCGCTGTAGCCCGCCTGAATGAGCGCCGCGTATGCGTCGCCCTCGGTCTTGCAGCCGGATTTGTACAACATCTGATAGATTCCGTCCGTCTCCGTGTCGCCTGTTGTGCCGGTGCTGCTTTTGCTGCTGGACGAGCTGCTGCCGGATGAACTGCCGGACGAGCTGCTTGTCGTCGCAGTGTTCGCTGCCTGATACGCCGCATTGAGCTTCGACGCCTGATCGCTTGTGCCGCCGAGTAGGCTGACATAGTCGTCGTACATACCATACGACGCCATCAGCTGCGCAAGGGTCTCCTCGTCGTCGCGTTTGTACGCGCTGGTCAGTGCCTGCACCTGCGCATCGGTCAGGTTGTACAGGCTGCCGTAGCCGGAGAAGTCGCCGGACTCGGCAAGGAGCTGCGCCTTGCTCGTCGCGTCGCTCTTGGCCTGCTCGGTGTCGTACCGGGCATCCGAGATCGCATCGCGGCTCGCCTGATAGTTCCGGGTGTACTCGGTGTCGTCCAGTCCGGTCAGCGCACTGAGCAGATTATACTGGTTGGTCAGGTTGTCCGCGTACTTGCTGTAGTCCGACGAGTCGAGGTTACTGAGCGTGCTGAGTAGGCTGTACTGATTACTGAGGTTGTTCTCGTACTCATTCAGCGCCTGCGACCGCAGCGTGTTGTACGCGCTGTCCATCGTGTCCTGATACGCCTGTTGGCTCGCCTGCCCGGCATAGCTCGACGCAAGGCCGCCGGTGCGCGCGGAGAGCTGCGCGAGCGTGTTGTCGAAGTTCGTCTGCGCGTTTTTCTCATACGCCGCCTTCTGCGGGTCGGTGTCGAAATCATAGCTGAAGCTGCTGTTTTGCAGATTGTCGAGCAAGCTGTTGATCTTGTCGGTATACGCGCTCTGATATGCGCTCGTATTCTGAATGCCGCTCAAGACATTGCTGATCGCGTCCGAGTACTGCGTCGTGTTGTTGTCCTCGGCGTCCTGATACCAGTTTGTCGTCTGGTAGCCCTTGGCGTTGGTTGCGGTCGCGTTCATGTCCTCGATTTTCTGGTTGCGCTGCTTTTCGTACTGTGCCGCCGCTTCCAGATCGCCCGCTTCCTCCGCCTGCTTCATGAGCTTCATGTAGTCAGTATTCTTGTCGTAGTCCACGCGGTTGTTCGTCGCCATGTCAATCGCCCTCCTTCTGCTGCTTTTCCATCTGGGTCAATGCCCGTTCGATCTCCGTCTGTAGCCATCGGATGTACTCCGCGATTTGGCGGACGCTCGCATCATCCGCCTTGATTCCCGCCGATATCAAATCTCGCCCGAATTTCAAAACGTAGCGCTCCCTTCGATGTACTCCTGCGCGATTGCCTTGATACAGCACTGTCCGCTCCCTTCCAGCCGCACGGTAACCTGCTCCGCGCGCGACAGCGGAAGCGGCACCTCGACGACTTTGCGCCCCGTGCCGGTGATCGTCGTGTGCGTCTTAAACTCGCCGCCGTCAATGGACGTCATGACCGCGACCGTCGGGTACGCGCCGTGCTCTTTCTCGCCCAGTTCCAGCCGAATGCGGATCCGCCGATAGTCCCGGTGGCTGAAGCCCGCGTCCCACACCGCCGGAAACTCCGCGTACCATTTGACCGCGTCATCGAACGCGATCGTTGTCGACGCCAGCTTGATTGCGCCGCTGTTCTCCGTCGTCTCCAGAAACCACAAGTGGCCGTCAATGATTGCGTAGAGCGTGCCGTCAACGAGCGTGTACGCTGCCACCTCGCCGCCGTCCTCCTGTGTCCAGATTTGGTGGATCGTGTCGTAGACATAGGTCTCAAAGTTTGCGCCCGTGGCGTCCGCCATGCTGATGTGGTAGTGGATTCCATCCGCCCCGGCGACGGCCTTGGTGTACTTTTGGTATCCAAGATTGTAGGAGATCAGGCTCGGCGTGCTGCCGCCGTAGGCGTACACGCCGTCGCGTCCCTTGTAGTACAGCACCTCGTTGATGATCTGCAGCGAGCGTTCCGACCCGCTCTGCACGCCCTCGACGTTGTACTCGTACAGCGCGAAGGCGCTCGGATAATCGCCGTACAGCTTGTACAGGCTGTCCTCTTTCCAAAAGAGCATATAGCCGCCATAGCTGCACATACCGGTAAAGTCGCCGTTGCTCGCCACCGCCACCTGATAGCTGTCCGCGTCCGTGCCGTCGAAGTCCCAGAACCGTTCCGGCAAGCCCAGTGCGCTGACGTAAATGCACCGCGAGGTGTACGTCTCGGACTCTCCCGTCGTGGAATTGACGATCTTGTTGGTCGTCGCGTTGCTGACGCCGTAGAGCCGGTTGTCCTTGGCGCAGATAAAATCCATGTCAGGGATAACGCGTGTAATGGTGAGTGCCAGATCATTTGTGAACGCTGTTGCCTTGCCGATATATGTGCTGGTCACCGACGAGTCAGGCTTGTCGTGTTGCGTGAAGGCATACAAATTTCCGTCTGCGTCTCTGATCTCGAAGATCGTCTTTTCATCAGACAGTAGGATGTAAGTCCGGACAGTTGTGTCCTCCTCCAACGTAAAGTAGTTTGTACTCTCCGGCCGTATGGCCGCCGGCCAATGCAATGCGATACGCCAACGCCCTTGTAGATCCGTCCAAGGTCATGCTATTTGTCTCGTCGTCGATTGCTGTGATCGTCGCCATATCAATGTCATTCCAGCCGTATTGCGTCCCGGTAATGCTGACGCGGTCGCCGACGGAAAACCTAGATGAAAATAGCGGGCTGCTCTCTCCGTATTTGTAAATGTCCACGTACATACAACCGTTAGTACTCACGGAGCGAAGGACGCCATAGTACCCGCCATTCTTCATTGTGTTATATCCAGTTGCTGACCATTGGCTATAACTTGAGCCGTTCCACCATTTGTAGTAGAGCGAAAACGTCGTGTTTTTACTGTTTATTTCGACTATGGGTAAAAAGATATCCCCTTCTGAGGCAGCGACAAAATTGCGGCTTCCATATGTTCCGCCCCACGCGCAACCCTTTTCCGTCGCGTCCGGTGTTATCCAGCTGCCGTCGGAATACGTCAGCTTTGTAATATCACTTCCATATGTGTTAAATACATAGCATCCATTAATTGTATACATCTGTCCGTTATTAAAATATGCAATCTGTGCATTGCTCAAAATCTTGTTGTCGAGTTCTCCTGTCAGGACGCCGCTACTGTACTTTCCCGTGCCGCTGATTGTCTCCGTCTTACCATCCATACGGGAGTAGGCTCCGCTTTTCAGATCGATCATAATCATGTCCGGCCAAATGACGATTTTCGAATTGACGACAGCGAATTGCTTCTTTCCGCTGCTGACGTTGCTCATTGCGACATTGTCGTAGTACAGAATTCCGCCGTTAACGACGAGGATATGCCCGTCCCATTCAAACAGATCTGTCGGGTCGCTGTAGTTTGTGATCCGCTTCCGCGCGCGGCGCGTTCCCGCCGACGGATAGTGGTAGCACGCCAGATTCTCCATCGCGGTGAACTCCCCGGCGCTCGCGCCCTCGGTGCGGTTCAACCCGCCGAACGTCGTGACCACACTCATCTGCGTGCCCGTCGCATTCGGCATTTGCTCCATCTCGCGCATGGTCTCAGCCCTCGTCCATCATCGACCGGACGATCATCGCCGCCACCTGCTCGCGCGTCGCATAGCCGCCGGGGCGGGTGCCGTCGGTGATCTCCATTTCTTTTGCCAGTTTCCACTCGTCGGCCAGCGACGGGCTTGCCGTGCTGTCTGCGCCGCGCAGCATCTCTCTCACGATTGCTCTGACCTGATTCTCTGTCATGTCGTCGTCCTCCTCGTCTTTCTTATAATTCGGTCTCCCATATCCAAGGATATAGGAGCTGTTCAGTTTGTATTGCTTCTGGAAAACGCCCCCGCCGTTGGCCTCCAAGCCGCTGCCGCCGGACGTGTTGCCCTCGATCGTGTAGACGTTCGTCGCGTCGGCGCGCTCGACAATGCCGACGTGACACGCGACGCCGCCGGTCTGAAAGAAGATGATGTCCCCGGCCTGCGGCGTCTTCGCCCCGCGAGCGAACCACTGCCCCTTGCTCTTGAAGGCGTTGACATGGCTCGGACAGTAGGCATAGCAGCCGACCGCCGCTGCCTCTCCCGCCTGCTCTGCGCACCAGCTGACGAACATATCGCACCACGGCTGCCCCTGAAGGCTGCCGGAATCGTACCACGCGCCATACTTGGTGTAGTTGTTGTAGCCTGCGTTGGCCGTCTTGTCGTTTAGGCTCGCGTTGCTCTTTTTCTC